TTGTAATGAAGTATGAAGAGCAGGTCAATGGAGTTACAAGGTCAATGATGGCACAGATGCCACAGGGAGACCCTAGTGTACAAGACCCTAAAGTTGTAGAGCAGATAATGGCAAAGGCTGCCCAACAAGTAATGATGGCAAATCAGGCACAGGCTCAAAAAGGTGGAAGTCCTGAACAACAAATGGTTCAGATAGAAGGTCAAAGACTTAATATTGAAAAAGAAAAGATACAGGCACAACTTGCAAAGGAAGCTTCTGAGGGTGCATTAAAAAATAGAGACCTTGACTTAAAGGAACAGAAGATTGCCCTTGATGCTTATAAAGTAGGAGCAGAAGGCTTACTTAAAGCAGAAGAAAAAGATAAGGACAGGAATACTCAACAGGCAATGAACGCAGTAAAGATGCTTGTTGAAATGATAAAGCAGGGTGATAATATTCAGAGTGCAGAAAGTATGAAAACTTCTGATGTATTAATTAAAATGTTACAAGATGCTAAAAAAGAAAAGGGTGTTGAATGACATTAAAAGCCTTGACATATCTAAAAATATCTAGTACAATATGTAATATAGGAAATTATTTTTGGCATCTCCATGTTAAGGAGATACGTAAAGGACAAAATGCTATCAGAAGAAATACATAAAGTACTAGAAAAAGAAATACAAACAATAAAAAATTCCCTTGCATATGGGTCAGCTTCCGATTATAGTACATATATGAACTGCGTAGGTCGCATTGCAGGTATTGAATGGGCAAAGGCAGAGATTAAAAACTTAACTAAAAAAATATTAGATGAAGAGGATGACTAATGCAACAACCAAGTATGGGTGGAGCTACTAAGAATGACAAGTGGATAACTGAGGAACACGCAGAAGACCCTGCAGTATTACCTCATATTCCGGGATTTCATATTCTTGTAAGACCTATATCCGTAAAAGAAAAAACAAAAGGTGGTTTATACTTACCTGACTCCGTACAGAATGATATATCTTACTTAACTACAGTAGGTAAAGTTTTGGTTGTAGGTGCAGATGCCTATATAGACCAAGATAAGTTTCCTAATGGTCCTTGGTGTAGAGAAGGAGACTATGTATGTTATGGTAAACATTCAGGTCAAAAGTTTTTTTATAAAGGAGTAAAACTTATTTTGTTATATGATGACCAAATTTCTATGGTAGTAGATAATCCTAAAGATTTAGACCCTACATATAACTTAACAAATTAATTTAGTACTTGCCCTTGCAAAGTAAATTAAATTAATATATAATAAAAAATATGCGTAAACTTAGTTTCGCAAACTATGGAGAAATACATGACACCCGATAATGAGTGGTCTACGATTGATACTTCACAATCGCAAAACAAAGAAGAAGACAAAGTAGAGTTTGAAATAGAAGGTCAAGAAGAAGTTGTAGAAGAAAAACCACAACAACCTGAAGTTCAAGCAAAACCTGAAACAGAAGAAGTTATACCTGAAAAGAAACCTGAAGCAAATTCTTCAGGAGCAGAAAAAAGAATAAGACAATTAGTTCGTCAGAAAAAAGAACGAGAGGAACAAATTGACCAACTTATTTCAAGACAGGCAGAGCTAGAAGAAAAGTTAAAGTCTCAGCAAAAAGATGCAGAAACTTCTTTTACTAAAAATTTTGAAACGACTGAAGAGCAAATTAAAAGTCGTATTGAAATGGCAAAGGATGTTTACAAACAGGCAATAGAGTCAGGTGACTCTGCTTTAATTGTAAATGCACAGGAAAATTTAAGTAATGCTCAGAATGATGCTAGTGCATTAAAGATTGCAAAGCAACAGTATGATTCTCAAAAGCCTATAGTTCCTGAAGTAAAAGAAACAGTTAAACCTACTGCACAACCTCAACCAAGTGTTAAGTATGATAAACTTGCATTGGATTGGGCAGGTAAAAATCCTTGGTTTGGTAAAGACCAAATAATGACTACGTTAGCATTAGAGATAGACCAAACATTAAAAGGAGAGGGTTATGACCCTTCTGAAGAAGATTTTTATAATGAAATAAATAACAGGCTTCGTCAACAATATCCCGAAAGGTTTGAAGTTGACAATCGTCAGCAGGAAACGACATCTCCTGCTCAAGTAGTCGGAGGAGCATCACGCACTCCTTCATCCTCGTCTAAAGGTAAGAAAGTTAAATTATCAAAAGAAGATATGAGACTTGCTGAAAAATGGGGAATACCTCTTGAACAATATGCTGCAGAAAAGCTAAAGGTTGAAAAATCTGAAGGCGATTATACTACAGTTTACAATAAATAGTGTGGGGAAATTAAAATGACACGAACAAGTACAATGGCTAAATCACGTAATATTGAAAGTCGTGACCTCAATAACAGAGAACAGGACATGGAATTTAGAGAGCCTAATATGCTCGATATACCTGAGAATGTTCATAATCGTTTTAAAAACGAGGGCATGGCTCTTCGTTGGATTCGTATAAATCTTCGTGGTAAAGATGATTATACAAATGTTGGCAAACGTCTACAAGAAGGTTGGCAATTTGTATCTGTTAATGAAGTTCCTGAAATTCAGCATACATCTTTCGTGAGAGATGAAGGTCGGTATACTGGTGCAGTCTGTCGTGGAGACTTAGCATTAGCAAAAATGCCATTAGAAAAAGCAGAAAATCGACAAAAATATTATGAGAATCAAAGCTCTGAAATGGTTGATGCAGTTAATCAACAATTAATGAATGGAAATAATTCTCGTATGCCTATTAGAAATAATAGTAAAAGTCAAGTTACTAAGGGTAAGACACCAAGATTTCAAGATTAATCTAGTGTTGTAGTCTTAGTAGTTAATTTTAATTTAAGGGAGAAAAACGAATGACTACAAGCGCAGCTCCGTTTGGCTTCTCACCATCTCGTAAACGTGGTATGAACCCCAATGCGATTGGAACTAATGAATATCCTATAGCTTCAGGTTATGCTGCAAATATTTTTACTGGTGATTTAGTAAGAATAAATGCAGGTAATTTGCAAACTGTTACTGACACTAATGAAGTCGTGCAGGGTGTATTCATGGGTTGCAGATATGTTGAGAATGGCGAACAAAAATTTAAATCATACTTTCCTTCAGGTACATCAGTTACTGATGCATTTGGAATAGTGTGTGATGACCCCAATCAGGTTTTTGAAGTACAGGCAGATGCATCTGTTACTGCAGGAGACTTGTTTGGTTCGCAGAACTTTGGAGTAGTTCTAGGTGCAGGTTCTACATTTACAGGTAAATCTGGACATACTATAGATGCTTCAACTAGAACTTCAGGCATTGCAATGGTACGTGCATTAGACTCTGTAAACGAACCGGGTAACCAAGTTGCTGTTGCTACTGAAAGAGCATTTTTAAAATTAAATGCTAGATTAGTACAACATACAGATAACTTTTTTACTACGATTGTTTCTGTGCCTACTACTATAACTGCATATTTACTAAACGGATAAGGGGAGATTAAACTATGGCTATAAATAGAGCAAGTATCTCAAAAGAACTTCTTCCCGGACTTAATGCAGTTTTTGGCATGGAGTATGGAGAAGTATCTGATGAGCATAAGCCTTTGTTTGAGACTGAAAACTCAGATAGAGCATTTGAAGAAGAAGTGTTATTCACAGGATTTGGCACTGCACCTACTAAAGCAGAAGGTGCTGCAGTTTCCTTTGATGATGCTCAAGAGTCTTTCACTTCAAGATATACGCATGAGACAGTTGCACTGGCTTTTGCAATCACTGAAGAAGCAATGGAAGATAACCTTTATGATACATTTGCAAAATTAAGAGCAAAAGGATTAGCAAGAGCAATGGCTAATACTAAGCAAGTTAAGGCTGCAGACGTATTTAATAATGGTTTTAATTCAGCTTTCGCAGGTGGAGATGGTCAGCAATTATTTTCTGCATCACATCCAACTATAGGTGATGGAAATCAATCAAATACTTTAGGTGCAACTGATTTATCAGAAGCTTCACTAGAGTCTTCATTGATTACTATATCTAAAGCAAAAGATGATAGAGGTATATTGATAGGTCTTCAGACTCAATCATTGCATATACCTTCAGACTTGGCATTTACTGCAGACCAAATTCTGAACAGTACTATGTCAACTACTATTGGGGTTAATCCAACTACTGCTGCAAATGGTGCAACAAATGTTAACGACATTAACTCAATCAGAAATCAGGGCATGGTTCCGGGTGGATTCTTTGTAAATAGAAGATTTACCGATACTAATGCATGGTTCTTAAAGACTGATTGTCCTAATGGAGCTAAGATGTTTGTACGTTCACCACTGCAGACTAAAATGGAGCCAGACTTTGATACAGGCAATGTAAGATTTAAAGCTAGAGAAAGATATAGCTTTGGATTTTCTGACTGGAGAAGTTACTATGGAGCTTCAGGTTCATCCTAATAGATAGCTTTAAGTTATTAATTTAGAAAAAAAGGGAGGGATATATTTTGCATCCTTCCCTATTTTTTTGTATAATAAATATATCAAGGAGAATTAAATGACAACGAATATAAGAACAGGAATGGTTACAGGAAGTGGAGCAGTACTTGATACTCTTTCAAGTGTGACTGTTGCAGATACAAGAGTCAGAACTATTTGTTATAGTGGAGTAGGAACATTTCTTATTACAGGAAGTCAGACAGATGAAAATGGAAGCACTTCAGGAAGTAATATAAAATTTGTTGGAACTACTAATGTAGATGCAGGAGACATATATATACCTGATAATGGTGTAAGAATGATAGGACCAGTTAAAGTTTCTGCACCTACTTCAGCAAGTACTGTGACAGTTTTCTATGGCTAATTATACTTACCTAGTAAATGACTTAATAGAAAGTACAGAGAATGATAACTCTGACTTTGAAACTGCTATACCTCGAATGGTTAATAAGGCAGAGTTAAGATTGACTACAGACTTAGATGACTATGGTTTAGTTACATATACATCTGTAGCAGTATCAAGTGGTAAGAATATAATTACTCTTCCTGCAGGAACAAGAATAGTAAAGAATATAAATATAAATAATGCAGGAACAAAAATAAATTTAGTACAAAGAACAGATGAATTTATTAATGACTATTGGTCAGTAAGTGCAAGTACAGGAACACCTGAGTATTATGCAAGAAGAGATAATACAACTATACTTATTGCTCCTACTGCAGTGTCAACTGTAGATGGGATTGTTGCACACATATCAAGACCTGTCACACTTGCATCTGCAACTCCTAATAATTACTTTTCAGATTTTTGTTACAATGCACTATATAACGCATCTATGGTAGAAGCTTTATTGTTTATGAAAAACTATGAAGCAATAGGTGTATATGAAACAAGATATAAAGAATCTATGACTGCTCTTCGGAATCAGGCAAGAAGAACTAGAAGAGATGATATGGAAGCACCTGCAAGTCCTGCAGGAGGTGACAACACAATAATACAGGGAGGATTGTAATGAAAAATCCATTAAAAGTAAAAAGTGGTATTGCAAAAAAAGGTGTAGACTTTATTGCAAGTTTACTTAGAAAACCTAAAAAGACTGCACCTTTAACAAAGAAACAAGATGTTTATAAACAAGGTATTGCTAAAACTACAATAGGAGTAGGTGTTCCATCTTTTGCAGCAGGTATGTATGTAGCTTCAGATGGTAAAAAACCTGCTCCTCAAAAGTCAGTAGCAAATCCTGTAGTAAAGAAAAAAGTTAAAAAAACAAAAACACCAAAAACTGTTAAGTTAACTCCTGACCAAATGCCTAAACCTAAACCTAAAAAAAAGATGTATATGAAAGAAAAGTATACAGGCAAAGATTCTAATGTAGAATTTAAATCATTATCAGGTGGTGGTAAAGTAGGAATGAAGTCAGGACCTGCTACACACAATAGATTATACTAGGAGATAATTATGAAATCCGTATTTTTAAAAAAATTAGCAGAGCAAAAAGCTAAGAGTACTGCAACTAAAACTATAACTAAGGAACAGTTTGAAAAAATAAGAAAATTAAAAAAACAAACAAATGAATTAGCAAAAAAAAATAATGTTGAAGTTGGAACAGGTAAGTATGGAGTTCTTAATGATAAGTTAAATAAAAGTATAGGAAATAAAAATCTTTCAGAAGCAAATAAAGTTATGAAAGATATGAAAAATTTTATTAAAGATGTAAAAGATAAACCTATACAACAAACTAAAAAAGTAAGAAAAGGTCAGTTTTCTACAATGGGAGAAGCAAGACAGGCAGCTATGGATGCAGGAAAGAAAACTTTTAATTTTGGTGGTAAGAAAAATATACCTGTAACAAGACAGGTTAAAGCTAAGAAAAAAGATTTATCTGATTTACAAAAAGGAATGTCTAAAGAAGAAAAAAAACAATTTACAGGTAAAAGAGCTAATGAATTAAATAAATTAAAAACTGCTCAGTTAAAAGAAATGATGGCAGATAAATATGGTGGGGGTACTTCTACAGGAGGAGTAAGAGTACAAAAACTTACACCTGAAGGTGAAAAACTTTTAAAAGAAAATAAATTAAGCACTATTGTAAATGCACAAAAATTTATTAAATTTAAAACAAAACAAGGTAAAACAAAAGTTGTACCAAGTAATAAGTATATTGTAGAAGGTATAGGAAGTAGGGATGCTCCTCTTGTTCCTAAAGGTGCAACACCAAAAACTCCTGAAGATAAAAAAGCATTTAGAGAATACTTTGAAAATGAAATGGATGATAGTCAAAGACTAGAATATGTTTTACAAAGATTTGAACCTCAGTATACTTCTTCACAGTTAGCAGATATAATGGGTATTACTGCAAGAGATTTAACTGCAACTATAAAAGGTGGAAAAGGTAAATACAAACAGTATGGTATAGGAGAAGCAGAACTTAAAGCTTTACAAGATAGATTTCAAGTTAGAAATATTAGTAAAGATATGAAGACTGGTGGTATGGTTAAGTACAAATCAGGAACTAAAAATAAAACTATTGGTAAAAAAGATTTAACAGGTCTTACTAATAAACAAAAAAAAGAAAGACAATCTTTAATAAGAGAAGCAATTAAAGATTTACCAACAACTAAAAAATTAAAAAGTGGAACTAAAAAAAGCACTATAGGTAAAGTTAGAGACTATGTGAAAAAAAGTCCTATAAAGACTGCTATGGGAGGTTTAGGAGCATATGAAGTTTATGATGTAGGTAAGTATGCTATGGACACACTAGGACCTCTTATGGGTTTTAAAAGTGGAACTAAAGGTAAAACTATAAAAGGTTGTGGTAAGGCAATGCGTGGCTTTGGTAAAGCAATGATTAATAAAAAAGGAAAAAAATAATGGCAGACGTTATTAAAAAAAATACAAAGACTTTAAGTTTAAAAAATCCTACATCTACTAGTCTTACAAAAATTATTAAAGATAAGTTAGATGTTGATATAAATAATATAAAGGGTTCAGATATTCCTAGATTATTTAAACAAGGTTTAAAATTTAAAGGTATATTAGGTAAAAGAATTATAGATGGTATTTCAAGTTTTATTAAAAAGAATCCTAATACTAAAAAACAATATGAAAAGTTTTTACCTGATAGTTTAAAAAAGAGTATTAAAAAAGATAAAAAGATTGTTAAGACTCCTACTAATATTACTCCTAAAAAAATTAAAAAGATTGATATTAGTAATATAATGAAAAATCCTAGAACAGGTAGAGGACAAAACTTACCAACTAAAATTAATAAAAATAAAAATACAGGTACTAATATTACTAAAAGAGTTATTGAGGGTGAAGTTTTACAAGGTATTAAAAAACCTAAAAATGTTGGTAATGTAAATAGAGGACAAACAATAGATGGAAAGTTTCAAAACATAACTCCTAAAACTAATAGAATAGGTAATATTAGAACTCCTAATTTAAATGTTAAAGGAATAAGACCAAAAGCAGTTGTAGATGCTTTAGATGATTTTCCTAAGTTTAAACCAAAAGAAGCTCCTGCTAAAGAAATTAAAAAAGTTAAACCACCAAAAGATTTTACTCCTAAAGTAAAAAAACCTAAAACAGCTAAAGTAATTAAAAAAGAATTACCTAAACTTAAATCTAATGACTACACAGGTAGGTTTATAGATAAGAAGGGTGACGTTGCCTATGATAGCTTTTCAGATTTTATGGCACACATGACAGGCAAACCTAAGAAAAGAAAGATGCCTAAGAAAACTGCAAGAATAATAGGTACTGGCGATAAATTAAAAAGAAAAGATGCAGATAAAAAAGGTGCAGGTAAAGGTGTAAAGTTTAAGGCATTTAAGTCAGGTACTAAGGATAAAACTATAGGTAAACCTATGTCACCTAAAGATGCTTTAAATAAAAAGTTTAAAGAAAAAGCTACAATGCTTGGTCTTATAAATAATATGGGAGTTAGAAAACCTAATAGAAAAAAGAATATGGTTGAAAAAATTTTTGGTGGAGGTCCTGATGAAATTTATAAAATAAGAAAGGGTCGAGCTAATATAGCAGCAGTAAAAGAAGCACAAAAAAATATGAAAAAAGAATATCCTGAATTAATGAAAAGGATAACTAAAAAGTCTGCAGGTAAAACTGTAGGTCTTAAAGATTTACCTCCTAAATCTCAAAGTCCGGGAATACATAAGCTACCTGCAAAGGCTAAAATGAATATGGGATTTAAACCTATGTTTGGTGGTGGTTTTATTTCAAGCTTATATGACAAACCTGAAAAAACTGAGAAATATAAAGGCAATACAACTTCTGCAAGACAGGTAAAGGGTTATGGAAAAGCAAAAAAGAAAGCTTAAAAAAGTTATTAAAGGATTAAGCAAGGCATCTAAGACTCATGCTAAACAAGCTAAAACTTTAAAAAGTGTTTTAAATAATGGTTCTAAGAAAAATAAAAAAACCTAAAGACCCTAGACTAGGTACAGGTAAAAAACCTAAAGGTACAGGTAGAAGGTTATATACAGATGAAAACCCTAAAGACACTGTTAGCATTAAGTTTGCTACAGTCGAAGATGCCAAAAACACCATTGCAAAAGTTAAAAGAATTAATAAACCATTTGCGAGAAAGATACAGATACTTACAGTTCTTGAACAACGAGCCAAAGTATCTGGGAAGAAAGAACAAGCAAGACTTGCTAAAGCAGGAAAAGAACAAATAAGAAGGAAACATAATAAAGAATGATAGAGTTTGTGTTAGTGTTTATGATGGGAATAAGAGTAGTAGACCAAACACAAACTTTCCAAGACATAGATAGATGCCTATACTTTGCAGAGAGATTAACAAGTCAACCTACAATACCTCAAAGGGAAGGACCTAATTTAAAAATAACTGCATATTGCAAACCAATAAGGAAAAGATAATGTTAGCAGAACTAGCAGCAGCAAATGCAGCCTTTGGTGTAATTAAAAGTTTTATATCTAATGGTAAGGAACTTTCAGGTTGTGTTAAACATATATCAGATTTTGTATTTGCAAAAGAAGAAATAGAAAAGAAAGCAAATAAACAAAAAAATAAAGGTGGTGGTGGAGACCTAGAAGAATTTATGGCTCTTGAGCAAATAAAAGAAAAAGAAGAAGAACTCAAGAAAATAATGATATATCTAGGAAGACCCGGATTGTGGCAGGATTGGCAACAATTCCAAGCAGAAGCAAGAAAGTCTAGACGTTATCAAGAAAAGATGGCAGAAAAACGTCAGGCAGAAATGGTAGAATATTTTGGTTATGGTGTAGCTTTTATATTTGTATTATTCTTTGCAGGACTATTAGCATGGATTGTAGGTAAATGGATGGGAAAGTTTTAACACCATGTATAAAAGTATGTAAGTTAGTAGATAATATTTGTATAGGTTGTAAAAGAACTATAGAAGAAATTAAACAAGCATATAAAGAAAGTAAATATAATGGCAATACCAAAAAAGAAAAAATCAAAAAGTAAGTCACCTAAACCAAAAAATCCTGCATTATATTCAAGGGTAAAAGCAGAAGCTAAAAAAAAATTTTCAACATATCCCAGTGCATATGCAAATGCATGGCTTGTACGTACATATAAGAAACGTGGTGGAACTTACGCATAATGGCTAAACCTAAAAATAGTGGCTTAACAAAATGGTTTAAAGAAGATTGGCGAGATGTTAAGACAGGTAAAAAATGTGGAAGGTCAGGAAAAGATAAAAAGTCTAGACCTTATCCTGCCTGTAGACCTAAGAAAGTTGCAAGTAAAATAAGTAAACAGGAAGCAAAGAAAAAGACAGGACCTAGTAAAGTTAAATGGTCAGTAACTGCTTCAGGAAGAAGAAGAAAAACTAAAAAGAGGATAGCATGAGCAAATATCCGGGAGTAAAAAGATTACCATCAGGAGGTATAGAGTATCGTGGGAAAAAATTTGCAGGATTTAATAAACCTAAAAGGTCTGACAGACCGGGTAAAAAAGGTATGGTCTTGGCTAAAGAAGGTGAAAGAATCAAGCTTATACATTATGGCGATTCATCAATGGGTCATAATTATTCACCAGAAGCTAGAAAGAGTTTTAAAGCTCGCCACAAAAAAAATATACAAAAGGGTAAGATGTCAGCAGCTTATTGGGCAGATAAAAAATTATGGGCAGGAAAAAGTGGAAGCAAAAAAGCACCACCAAAAACTCAAAAACATACAAAAGGAATCAGAAGAGCATAAAAGAAAATGGTATGATTGGTTAAGAGGTAAGTAATGGCTATAGGTAGAAGCAGTATATCACAACAAATTAAAAAACCTAATACTAAAAAAATAAAAAAAAGAAAGATTAAAAAGAAATGAGTACATCAGGTACATATAATTTTTCTATGGATATTGATGAGGTTATCCAAGAAGCAATGGAAATGATAGGTGGTGAACCTACTCTTGGACTTGAACCAAGGTCTGCAAGAAGGTCAATTAACTTACTACTATCTGATTGGCAAAATAGAGATATAATGTTATGGACTGCAGAGACTTCTACAATTACTGTTTCTGCAAGTGTAACTACATATGCTTTAGCATCTTCAAGTATAGATGTATTAGAAGCAGTTATTAGTAGAGATGATAATGATATACAACTAGAACGTATATCTATGCAAGAGTATTTAAAGATACCTAATAAAAAACAAGCAGGTAAATCTACTCAATATGCAGTAAGACATGAAAGAGATAATCCTGAAATATATGTATGGCCCTTGCCTGAAAATTCTACAGATAAAATTAAAGTAGAATTAATTAGATATATGCAGG